GTTTCTAATTCGCAATTAACGAATTCTGACCTTGTAAATTCACATTCGTCTAAAGTTTGAGCATTAGGGTTTTCTGATCTTACTCGTAAATTTTCGAACCTACAATTATCATATCCTTTCACTTTAAATGTCATTTCTCTCTGTGTGAGGGCTGATTTGAAAGTGCAATTACTTATTTTATTTGCCCTTAACCACGGCGTAGCGACTAGATTTTCTGTGAAAGTAAAATGATTATTGTCGAATGTACAATTATCACCCAATGCAACGAAGTCAGGATTTACGTATTGATTGTTTAATAAAGAAACTCTATAAGAATCGTTACTAACATTCATATTTCCACCTGTAAAACTATTCCCCTCGATATTTACAAAAGCCACACTGAAATTAGATGACATTAATCCGATATTATTTTGACAGTTGTATAAGAAATTATTTTTAATGTTCGCATGAACTAAAGAATAAAGATTGATTGCGATGTAATCAATGTTGTAAATGTGATTGTGCTCTATTAAAACATCGTAACACCCAACTAAAATACCATGATAACTACCGTAAATTTCGTTATCTTTTATAGTGCAACTCGCCCCATAACTATCTTCCATATTTATCGAATATCTAGTCGGGTCGTTGAAAAGCGGCTTTCCATCTAAAAACCTAACCAAACCTTTTCCATTATCACGGATTTTATTGTTTACAATTTTGTTGTAATTGCCGCCAAGAGTAACACCACCCCTATGACCATTAAAAATTTCACATTTTTCAACAACGTTATGATGAGGAATACCCCCATACATGATTGTATATTGTAGATTTTTATTTATATTGTTTTCGTTATAAAATTGAAGTCTGAATTTCGTCGCATTAACAGGGATAGAAATATCTGTATAGATCCTTCTCTTTTTCATGACTCCTATAAATTTGTTGTTATTGTCATAAAAAAAGATGTCTAGGTCTTTGCTATTTAAATTTGTTGTTCTAGCATATCCGGAACCTGCTATAAGTAGAGAATGTATCTTTGGAGTCAAATCTTGAGGTATGTTTATCAATCTTGTTGTGAGTGTATTCGTTGAGGGAATAGGTTGTCCGGTATTGTAGTCTAAAGAATTTAATGTAAGTCCTTGATCAAATTCTCCGTAATCAAATATAGAATTTGAGCTAAAAGAAATGTTATCGCCCATATAATCATGAACTTCACAAAGTTTTGCTTTACAATAAGCAGAGCTTCTTTCAAAAACAATTCCATATGTGTGCTCCATTGCGACTTCCCTAGAATCTAGAAAACTGCGATCTGCTCTGCATCCTATTATTTCTCCACCATATATACGGGATTTAAAGGTTTTGCTAAAAATAACACTGCGCCCTTTGAAGTTGTAATAATCATTTGTTGTCCTGTTATCAAAAGGTGATTTTCTATTAGAGTCATAGATGACTTTAAGCGTAGATCCATTTAAATTCAGATTCAAATTTGAAACCATTCTAATTTCGCGTGGATAACATAAAGCATATTCCCCCTTAGGTAATCTCGCCTCACTATAATCATTTTCTGATGCATATTGCAGAGCTGCGTTAATTCCTTGGATGTTTTTATCAGCTTGAATATAATCTGTGTCTACATAAGGTTTATTAGGTAATCCTTTTTTGATGCCCCATTTTTCTAAGTCAATCGAATATATCATATACTTTTCACCTCTTCTTTTGAATTTATAAAAAAAGCACTCCGTTTTAAGGAGTGCTCCGAATTATTCTCACTTCACATATACATAGGCTTCATTTGCTGTTATATAGTATGTTTTCCCTTTGCTATTGTGTACTTTGTACTGCGGTGAACCATTGACAGTTACTTTGTCATCAATTGCAAATCCTAAACCTGCATCTAAAGTACCAGCAACGTCTTTATCCTGCCAAGATGGAGCGTCATAGAAACGTAGGTTGTCCACTTTAGCAACAACACGCTTCCCTACAATTGGATTAACTGGCTCTTTCTTCTCAAACTTGATATAAGAAGGATTGTTATATACCCACTGATTTCCACCAAGATTTAACCAACCATCTTTTTCGCCCCAAACTTGGTATGCTTCTGGTTTATTTAGTTGACGAATAACAGAGTAGCTTGCATCCGGCCCTTTACGTAAATTAACGTTATTACCTTGAATGTATGCAACTCCTTCAACATTTGCAGTTGGTACTTCTGCTGGTTTAGATGGTTTCTCAGGAACAGAAACTTCAACACTAGAGTTATTGTATGCACGTTTCACATCTGCACGGAATTGATCTTCAGATACACCGTGACTACGTAAGTAATCAAGTGGGTCTTCGTGGTCTGTACCGCCAAGGTACTTTGTTACATCATAGTGAGTCCATAATCCTTTTTCTACAGATAATCCGCGGTCACGTAAAATTTTAGCAAGCAGCTTCACATATTTATCATATGAAACTTTGAATTTATTATAATCAGATGTTTCACACAGTTCTACATGGACGAAGCGTTTGTTTGCACCTGGTCCGCCGCCATAAGCGATGTAACGTGTATCTGCAATTTGGATTGTTTCATTCCAATCAACTGCATAATGAACGAAAGCGTTTCTCCATGTACGAGTTTCATACTTTTGAATATTAATAGCTGGAGCTTCAGGAGTTGCTGTGCTATGCGCCACAACGCCCTCATAAGCCCCAACACCATAACGGTATGGAGTTTTAGGTAATCCATCAATAATAAGAGTTCTATCTGCAAAAGCTCCTGTAGAAAAGCTAAATAGGAGTAATGAAGTCATAAATACAGAAGAAGCTAGCTTAATTGATTTTTTCATTAAGCATCTTCTCCTTTATCTTCGTGATCAGTCCAAATACCAAGTGCAACACCTACTGCGAATAGATAAGGTAAAAGCTCTTTCAGAAAATTATCAGCCTCTGGCATGCCGAATTTCGTGAATAAGAATCCAAGTAATGAAAAAAGCGCAATCCATGTGCGCCAGTTACGTAATCGTTTTTGAATATTTTCTTTGTTCATTATCTCTCCTACTTTCCTGCAAATTTGAATAAAGCTGTAATTCCACCCATAATAACTGCACCGATTACTGTTGTTCCTAACCAAAATACAAGCTTGTCCAATCTATCTACACGCAAATGTGCGCTTTTTGCTGACTGTTGCGCCTCAATTGCGATATCTTTAACGTTTCCAAGTAGATCAAGTTTTGTTTCTACTCTTGTTAATCCAACTAGTAGTTCTCTGAATTCATCATGTTTTGGTTGTTCCAAGTCTTCACCTCCTTTCAAAATAAAAAGAGAGACGAATTTCGCCTCTCTCAATCTGTAAAACTTAATCTAAGCCAGTATTTTAGGAAAAATAAAAAAGACCAGCTTATGGCTGCTCTGTAGGGAAAATCTCACTTAATTAGCTAATAATTGTTGTACAAGCGCCTCAAGTTTGGATATTCTTTCCTCTTGAGCTACATTTTGTTCTTTCAAAGAGTTTATTTCCTTTTGTTGTTCGTTCTGTCTTAGCATGATTTGCTGAGTGGCTGCAATATTTACAGTAATCAACGAGTAAGGAACTACAGATTTTTTATCTTTGCCTTGGAATTGCTCTGGAGTTTCCTCTGCAATGAACCCGTATTGAAGGAAATCACTAGAATGCTCTCTTAAGTAGTCGATCCCATACTCTTCTACATCCTTATTTAAGAAATATTGACTAGGCTTTAACAACATTAAAGCGTCTACTTCATCGCTTTGGATTGTTTGGATGTCTGTTTTTATCTCTCTAGTTGAACGCTGAGTCCAAGTAACACCAGATACATCAAAAGCTGCCCACAGATTATTACAGTTTACGTTTGCGTACAATGAATATATCCCCTGGGCAGGGTCATATCTCTGAAGGAAATAGAACCCTTCTTTGTTTCTTTCTCCTTTGTGAACCTTGATATGCATATTGTGGTATGTTGTAGCAACCGCTTCTAAGTTTACAGTATCATCTAATTTTATTATGAAGTCATTTGATATCTGAGTACGTTCTTTTCCGAATGAGAATGTATCGGCTGATCCCCCTACAGATAGGAAACTATAACCTCTTCCTCTCATGCGGATATCTCCTAAATGGCTTGCATTGAGATAAATATCATCAGATGCAAGTACATCAATAGAGCCAGTTGACTTAAGAGCCATTTTAGTTCCGCCATATCTTGTAAAAGAAATATATGAACTCTTAAGAATATTACCCTTAGCGTCCTTCCCGGAAGCAAGACCTATACTTGCTACTGATTCTGTGAAGTTTGTAGCACTAGGAGTCGTATGGTCAAGTACTAACGAGTCGTTGACGCTACCACCTGCTCCAGAGTAATCATTTCCGAGTACAAGAGCCTCTGTAAAGGAGCCATCTGTGGTAGGTACGAATCCTAGGTACCCACGTGACCTTCCAGTCCCATATAGAGTAAGATTCTGCTTCTCTAGTCTCATATGGTTATTAGAGCTAGACGGGTCCTCTGTCATGATTACTACGCCTTTTAAGCTACCTGTCTTGATATGCTTAGCTTCTACGTATCCGTCAAGATTTATCTTCGGAGCTTGAATCAAAGCAGTCTGAGCTGTGAGGTTCAACTTTGCAGCAATCTCATTGTCTTTAACACGGAGAGAAATCTCCTGAGCATTTACTTTCAACTCAGATTCATGTCTATCCACTACAGCTTTACTACCATATCGTCCATCACCTTCATCTTTAGTGTAAACATCAGTAGATTTAGCTCGTAAGTTTATTTCCTGATTAGTCTGAGTGAGTTTTGTATCATAACTAGAGTTAACTGTATTGAATTCTGACTTAGTCACACGGTCAGCAACCTCTTTAACCATAGCGTCATAGTTTACAATGTCCTTGGGGTTTTCCATATAGACAGGAAGTTTCTCACCTACGTTACACTGTGGCTCAGCTACCCATACAGTACCAGCTCTCCTGATCCACACTTCTATACGTGCATGAGTGATTGGAACATCTGGAGCGTCATGATCTATAGTGAATCTAGTCCATTGTCCATCTACTAGCTTATCTTGGAACTCAACTTGTTTGTATCCACCTACTGAAGTTGATCCGTTGAAGAACTCTATCTTATAAGCTGCCCCTAGAGTGATAGCATACTTATCATCAGTATATAGCATAGCAGAGAATTGGAACTTTCCTTGTTTCTGATAAGCAGGTACATCTTGATAGATACCATGCCAGACATTAGTTGTTGTATGTGTAGATTCAATCTTAACTGACCTACTTTGTTTGTATCTCTTAGATTCATCTACGGTAATCTTTCTGTCAGCAGCATCAGCGTCAGGGTTCCATCTTTCAAGTGAAGGAGTCTCTTCAGTAACGTCTCCGAAGTCATTTACTTTCTTTTTAACAAACTGAGTATTCAATAAGAGGTTATCAGAACCTAGCTCTCCAATGTATTCCTGCATCTGAGTTTCGGTAACTTTTGTACTTAGTTCACCTTTAATATTCGTAATCTCTGTAGTAATCCCTACAGTGTCCGGTACAAGTGGCTCCCAGTCAGTCCCATTCCAGAGTTTCAATATCTTAGCAGTTGAATTACTGGAGTCAAGCCATAGAGTTTTTCCTGCTTCTAGTTTATCTGTAGGAGCAGTAGGACTCTCGATAATAGCCGTTTGCATCTGATTCATGTTACTTTCTACCTCTGTAGCTAAATCCTTTGCAGTTTTAGCATCTTCATGAGCCTGGTCCGCTTTAGCTCCTGCCTCTGTAATAGCATCAGTCTGACCTTTTACTTTTTCGTCTAGCTGCTTAAATACTTCTGCAGGTACTTTGTCTTGCAAAGAAGATAAAATACGTTGATAAGCCTTCATGAGAGAATCATTTACATCTTCTATCTCTCTATAGTTACCGAAATAGATTTTATCTTGACGGGGATCCTTGAAAGACTCGTCTGAAGCAATCGCACGAGCTTCTAAATATAAAGGAGGGTTAAGCGTCTTGTCTTTAATGTATACAGTATCACCTTCATTTATTGCCTCATGTGACATCCCTGCTACTCTAGCCAACGAAACAGCGTCAACTCCATAAACTAAGTTAGTATCTACTCGCTTCTTCAGAGCTGCCTTTGTCAGAGTCATTAAACGCTCTGGAGTCATATTTTGATTATCAGTCTCTGGAGTATAAAACCCAAAGCGATGCTTACCATTAATGTTCCAACGTTGAAATGCTTCCTCGTCAACCACGTAGGGAATACCATTATTAATATCTGCTACAGTAATTACCTCATCTTGACCGTTTG